GATACTAAATTTATAAAACAGGGACAGCCAATGTATGATGATATGACCATATCATTGAGATACATTCATGCACCCCAATATCATGTTGTTGATATAATGAGAGATGTTATAGTTTCTCCAACAGCAGAATCATTTGGCAATCAAATAACACAAATGCCAATTTCAGCCCAGGGAAGAAGGGCACATTATGTTTTAGATAGACAAAACTTTGAAGGTAATTTGATATTGGATAATTCCTATCAAAAATTGTGTGTTGAAGATGAATGTGACAAATGTAAATGTCTTAATAATAACCTATGAGTAACTTAGTTCCCATATCAATAGATTTAACTGAATTACAAAGTGAATTTGGTTTATTACAATCTCAGGTTGATTCATTGGGAAGTGTACTTGTTAGTGCTATAACTGATAGGATATTTAATAATTGGAGAGTTGCAGCAATGCATGGTTTAAGTTCTACTAGGAAAGCATATATAAATGGATTAAAAGAAGGAGAAGGATTAAGAATAGGTATAGTAAATTCAACACATAAGTTTATTATATTAACTGGAGACTTAGCACTTATGATAGAAGAAGGTGCAGGTGCGTTTGACATGAAAGAAAAAATGTTAAATTCTCCAAAAGTAAAAACTACAAGTAAAGGTGTTAGATTTATGACTATCCCATTTAGGCATGCAACTGCTGGTTCAATAGGCGAATCTGAGGTTTTTGCAAATGTAATGCCAAAAGAGATAAATCAAATTGTTAAAAATTTATTACCAACTAAGACTACAGCTCAAGGGAATAAAACAAGTGGGGAAAATTTGAAATTTGGTTCTATCCCAGAACAATACCAAATTCCCAAAACAAGGGCTGCATTTTCGGATTTGAAAACCATGAAAACTTATCCTGAATATACACATCAAAATTCTATTTATGAAGGAATGGTTAGAAACGAGAAAGATTATGAAAATAGGAAACAGAGCACATATGCAACATTTAGGAGAATTTCTGACAATTCATCACCTATGTCTTGGATACATAGAGGTATTGCTGCCAGAAATTTTGCACAAAAGGCATTAGCAAATACAAATGTGGATGATATTACAAAAAAAACAGAAGATGAATTTTTAATAAATTTAGGATTTTAATATGATAATGATTCCCGAAATAATAATCGCAAATTTGGTTGAAACAGTTTTGAAGGTAATCGAGACCGATTTTAATGACCATGTTGAAGAAAAAGATACATTATTATATTATATACTTGGAGACAATCAATATAAAAAGTTTAATTTCTTCGAACAGGCAAAAGATATTTTTTTACGTGAATATAATCATCCAAGGAAAATAGAAGTAAGGATGTTATTTGATGCACAAAGGGCAGCTTTACCTACCATACATATAACAATGCCACAAGAGGCAAATGACAGTGATGGTATAGGAGTTGATGAAGGTTATGATGATAATATTTTAAGTACAGACAAAACGACATTTCATAAAATATACACAAGAGCTTTTGGAGTTCAATACAATATAATAATAACAAGCGATAATTCATTAGAAGTATTATTGATATATCATTTGTTAAAAGCTATGCTAATATCTATTTTTGATCACATGGAATTGAGTGGTATCAGAAACCCTAAATTATCTGGTCAGGATTTACAAATGAATAGTGATATTGTTCCTGTAAATGTTTTTGTAAGGGGTGTTGGAATAAACTTTATGTATGAAGAAGGCATTCCGGCATTTCAAGAAGAACAAATAATTAAATCGTTCAATGCATCTTATACAATAAATGAAACAATTCAAGGTAGTAATACATTATAATATATAATTCTATTACTTTGAAATTATTATAAAGAAAATTAAAATAATTTAATTAAATTTGTAACTATTATGAATATAGAACAATTTACTCAAAGAAATGGGTTTACACAAAGAGATGCTTTTGCAGCTTGTAGAATGTACAAAGGGCAAGACAGATCTTTTGGAGAATGGAATGAAATATTAAAAAAAGATTTTACATTTAATTCTCCAAACATAATTTCAAGTGTGCCTGTTGAAACGAAAATTGAAAATACAAAAATTAAAGAAAATACTATTGAGCCTGCAAAGACTACTGAAAAAGTTAAATTAGTAAAAAAATCACAAACTAAAAAAACATAACAATGAGTACAGTAGTTAACTTTAATGGTAAAAACATAGTTGAACCAGGTGTATATGCACAAACAAAAGCTAATGTTAATATTAATCCGGTGCCTTTTTCTACAGGCAATGTTTTAATTATTGATGATGGATCTGGTGTTGATTTTGGTGGTGGTTCAGGTATAAATGGGGATTTGGCTTCTGGCCTAAATTCGGTTTATAATTTTACTTCATTAATTGATTTTAGAAATTTCGTAAGAGGAGGCAAATTATGGGATTTGGCAGAATATTTATTTATTCCTGAAAATGGGGTTGCAGGTGCTCCTCAAGTTTCATTAATAAGAGCTGCAACAACCACCCCTTCAACAATTACATATGATTTTACCGCAGGCGCAAATGGTGGTACCTTGGTGATTGATATGAAAAACGAAGGACTTGAAGGTAAAACAGCAGATGATGATGAATCAATAAGTTCATCAGTTGCAGCAGACACAAAAGTAAGAACTGGATGGGGTTCTTTAATGAAATCCGGAGTAATTGACAATACAAAATATTTTATTGAATTTTATGAAGGTACATTTAAAGGATTGGATGCCGATGGAGATCCTTATGATGGATTAGATATTTTAAGTTGCGAACCTATAATTATTGCAAAATCACCTGAATTTAATAATTTAAATGATTTAATTACCTGGATAAATACAGATACTTCATTTAATGCAAGATGCAAGAAAAATGCTTCAACAACAGTTGTTGGAACAGGTGCTTTAGTTGCCGGTGATTATACCGCAAACAATACCTTAAAATTAGCAACCGGTGGAACTACTGTTTATGGTTCAACTGATTTTGATGAAGTATTAGCAAAGATTGGTGAAGTTGATTATACTTTTGTTTTAAGTTTAAATTCAGGAATTTTAGCCAAGGGTGCAAATAACACCAAATTGTTATATCATATTACTCAACAAGCAGAATTTAAAAAGTTTATGTTTGTTGGTGGTGGAGACGATGAGAATGCATGGACGGGCACAAATGGTTCTATAGATATTGCTCAGTATTTCAATTCGGCATATGCGATAACATGCCATTCAGGACACAGAGAAGATGTTAATTTTACAGCTGAAGAAAAATTAAAATCTTCATTATATCATGCAGCATGTGTTTGTGGAAGATTGGCTGGTTTAGCACCTCAAACTTCAGGAACATTTAAATCACTTCGTATTAAAAAATGGAGACATGTATTAACTCCCGAACAAAGAGTAACTGCATTACAAGCCGGTGTATTACATAACAGGTATGTTCAAAATATAGGTTATGTCATTAACCAGGCAATAAATACTATTCAGAAGAATACACAAATGATCAATCCTGATGCAACTTCTAATGAAATTTCAATCATGCGAATTGCAGAACAATTAAATAAAGAGTTGGTATTAAATATGAGACCTATATTTGTAGGTCAAAATTTAAATACAGCTTCTCCTGCTGACGTAAAAGCATTTATTGAAGGTTATTTAACACAAAGGACCGCAACTAAAATAAATGATAATTACATTATAAGATTTAGTAATGTTTCTGTTGTTCAGGTTCAGGATTATTACAATTGTACTTACAATTTTGTTGCAAATAGTCCGTTAAACAAAATTTTCATAACTGGTTTTATGCTGGATGCAAATTTGTCAGCTTAATTAAATTAATAATAATACAAAACATAATAATATGGAAACTAAAGTAATTACGGCTCCATTGGCAATTATCAAGGTACAAGGCGTGGCAGTAGGCAAGATGAAATCAATCAGGATACAAGAAACTATTCGTAGGGGTAGGGTATCTGGCCTAGGTGCATTGACACCGGATGAATTACCTGCACTTGAATGGTCAGGAACTTTATCATGCGGATTTTATAATATCACATTTGATAAATCTCAGTTGCCAAAGGCAATTGTGAGAACCGTTAATACAATTGATGAATTTGTGGATACGGTTCTACTTCAAGAAGAAGGAATACAAGTTGATATTATGAGAAAAGCTCGTGCTTCTGCTCCAGATCCTAATACGGGAATTATCCCCTCAAAATTAGAAATGTTTGCATCCGTTAAAGGATGTCATTTAACAAGAGAGGGATTTGATATTCAGGAAGGTCAAATATCAGGAAAAGATGCTGATTTTGATTACAAAACTCCTATCATTTTTGCATTATAAGAAAAGTTTTTTAATAATTAATTAAAATTTATAATTGATGGAAAAGTCAAAGAAAATTCCAATTTCGGGCAAAGATTATATTGTTAATTTTCCTAGTGTTGGGCAAATATTAGACATTGAGTCTTTAAAATCTGCTTTAACAAATGGTCAATATGGTGATTTCGTAAATATGGGCACAAAAACAGCTACTGATGCTTTAGATTTGGTGGATGCCTTTTCTGTATTCTCAATATTAATTCCTGAATTAAAGGATGAATTAAATGTGAAAACATTTATGGAAATGGACCCATTTATTGCTAAAAAATATGTTAATGCTTACAAAAAACATTTTTTCCCTTGGTTTAAAGAAATTAATGATGAACTAAGAAAGTTTGGCAAAGATGATGAATAACATAAAAAAAAAAATTTAAAGGATGAGTTAAAAGAATTTGTGCTTCATTGGAGTGAATTATACCCATTTGATTATTTTTATCGTAAAAAATACAATATTCCTTTTGGTAGTCCTGAGCATAGGGCTACCAATTTTATTTTAATGGTTGCAGATTTGTATGAAGAAGATATGATACAGGAATATAAGGATAGTTTAAAAGAAAAAGAAGAAACAGAAGCAGGAATAGAATCTAGTGGAATAAAGATGTCTAAAAAGGAGATGGATTATGAATATGAAAATTTGGATTTAAATCAATTTAATGATAAAAAGTAATGGCCAAGGAAGTAAGAATTGACATTAGCGCAAATGCTAATAATGTAAATAATACATTAAGAGAAGTTGAGACAAATGTTGACCGTGTTAACAGTAAGGTTAGTACGGTTAATCAAACTAACGTTATAGGAGGGCCTAAAAATTTACCAGCAAATCAAAATGTAGATGTTCAAAATCAAATATTACTATATAGGCAACAACAGGAACAAAAAGAAAGACAGATAAAAAGAGAATTTTCTGAATTACGAAGTGAAAATATTGCTGAATTTAAGGAATCAACACATGAAAATAAAGCAGGTATTCTTTCTGATAAAGATTATGAAGAAACTAAAAAACAATTTCATAGAACACAAGCTGAATTATATGCTGAAGAAAGAGATGAAAAGCTCACCGAAGCACAGAAAACAAATCAATTAATTCAAGAATTAATAGATAGACAAGATAAAAACTCTCAAGATCAAACAGAAGCATTACAAAGAGATAACACAGAAACAGAAGGCGGAGGTGGAGCAAAGGGGATATTAAGAGCTTTATTTGATAAACGTTCTGATTTAATGGCAAAAAGATTAGATGCTACTTCTGATGATGAATTAAGAAGATTAAATAAAGAACTTGGGAAAACAAATAGAGATATTCAAAGAAGGGGTGGTGGAAATGGGATGGCCGATGTTGTCACAGAAGGTGGTGAATTAGTTGGAAGCGTTGCATCTGGTAGCCAAAGTTCTATAATGGGTGCTGGTATGGGATTGTTATCAAAAGCTGGTCCTTGGGGAATTGCTGCTGCTGCCATTATCGCTGCTGGTACTGGAATTACAAATTCAGCTAATGCCAGGGATAAAGAAATTTCAAATTTAATATCATACAGGGCTTTAGGAGGAAGGGATGATATTAATAAATCTGTTATGGAAACAGATTATTCAAAATATGGAGCAACAAATGAAGAATTTATAAACAAAAGAAAAGAACTTTTGCTTGCTGCCGGAAATCCATATGCAGGAGGAACAAAAAATTACCAGGATGTAATGAACCTAGAAAGAGGTTATGGAGTTAACAGTATAGCAAATCTTTCTACATTTGAAAGACAAGATAAATATCTTAAATCAACATCTGAGAATATTATAGAAATGATTAATGTTTTGACAAGTATAAAAAACGGTTCTTTGAAAAAAGAGGACTTTACTTTGTTAAATGAGAAATCTCAATTAATGTATAGATTACAGACAAGTCAGGTTACAAGACAAGAACAATTTGATAATAAACAGATACTTGGATTAATGACTGCATTTGAAAAAATGGGAGGTGAAGGTAAAGATTTTAGAGCAGGAGAATTTATTGAAGGTACTTTACAATCAATGCGTGAGGGTGGTAGTAAGAACATGATGCTTCTTAAAACGAAATTTGCCATTGATGCACATCCAAATTTAGCAAATGATCCGGCAGCATTAAGTAGAATGATTGAAGAAGGCACTGACCCGAAATACATAGCTTCTACGCTTGCAGGATTGAAAAATATTGCCGGTGGAAATAAACAAAATGAATATTTCCTTTCTAAAGAATTTTTTGGACCAAATGGACTAACACCTTCAATGAGAGAAAAACTAATGAAAGGTGGAGGTGATAAAGAAATTTTAGATAATATAAGAGGTGTTGGATTAACATCAACAACCGTTGCAAGTCAAATTGATGCTGAAAAATATGCATATGAAAAAACAACCGGGGTTGAAGAATTTTTTGGTGATTTAAAAAAAGGCATAAATACAATTAATTTAAATTTAAAAGAACAATTTAATGCACTTTTTGGAACTGGTTCTGTACCCGTATCTTTAGTGAATAAGGATTTATCAAATATAAAATCAACAACTCCTATAAATACTGTTCCTGGAAAATAATTATGGCAAAATTTACAAAAATATATTATAGAAACGCTGAATTATCATCAATAAAATCATTGTTTGATAGTGAAAAAATAAAAGATATTTCCATAAATGATTTTCTTGAAACAAAAGATCCTAATACCGAAATAAAAAATAGAGATGCTTTATTTACAGCATATACAGAACAACAAAAAAAGGATTTAAATTTAAATTCATCTTCTGATATAAAAGAAGATACTCCCATTTATCCTCCTGCAGTTCTTTGGGTTCAAAAAGACAAAACAACCCTAGACTTAATTACATCAGAATCAAAATTCATTAAGAAAGAAGATTTTGATTCATTTTTGTCTATGGCACAAAAAAATCTTGTTGAAAACAGAGATTATGTAAAAAGTCAAGCTATAAAATCATATCCTGAATGTACATTATGGATATGGTCTAAAAGTATTGAAAGGAAATTAACAAGCAACAATTCTATATATGGAGTAATATTAAATTTAACAGATTACATACAGGATTTAAGAACAAACGTAACAGAAACGGGAGGAAATTTTCAAATAACCATACCATTTGTTCCAATGGTAGGAAATGTTGGACAAATAGGGGAGAATGTTATTGCCGGTCAAAGGTCAATACCAGGTGGTTGGAGTATAGATAAGACTAATGAAAATAAAATAATAAAAGAAGATGGCACCGTTGAAAGAGTTTATAATGAAGAAATCCATACTTCTGGTGTTTTAGGTGTTAATAAAGTAGCACTTAAAAATGATTCTCCTTATTCGTTAGATAATTTATTTTATTCAGTAGATAATTCATTACGAAAAATAGATATTGGGACTGCAGGATTAAGTGTAAATGACATTGTTTTCATTAAGTTTGAAAGATTGGCACTTGAGCACAACCAATATATTAATGATTTATATGTTGATCCAAGTGCTTTAAATAATGAAGTATTTGATATGATTGGTTTGATTGATTCTGTTACAACAAACACAAATAATACTAATGACATATCAATAACTATAACCGGAAGGGATTGCATGAAATTAATACTTGATGATGGTTCCTTTTTCTTTCCAAATTCATATGCCGATCCAAATGCTAAAGGTGGTATTTTTAAAAATATTGATGAAAATAGGGGTGATAAAATGAATACATTTAACAACTTAAAGAGAACAGAAAACGGGTCAGCAGGAAGATTTATTGTTACAGGTATGATTATGCCAATGTTTTTACCAACGGCCAGAACAATAGAAAATGTTGTTGATTTATTAATAAAAACTTTAGCAAATATTGAAATTTGTCCTGATGAAATATTTGAACCTTATGGGGATAAAAGAACTAAATTTCGAAAAGAAAAAGTAAAACAGAAAAAACAAAAAAACTAGCATGTCATCAAAATATAAAAATACAGTTTTTGGTATAAGAATACTTCCAATACCTTACCAGGTAAACGATATTTATGGTGTTCGCCAATGGAGAAAAGATAAATGGGGAGGTGTTGGCATGCATAATGGTATTGATTTACATGCTCCTACGGGTACGGAAATAAAAACACCTTATGGTGGTATATGTGAAGTTTATCCAGAAAATACTCAAGGTAATATTTTGAAAATAAAACATGATACTGGTTTTATGACTGAGTATCATCATCTACAGAGTTTTAAGGTTACACATGGTCAAACCGTAACGGCTGGTACTGTTGTTGCCTTATCAGGAAATACATCAGGAACAGGTGGACGTTCAACGGGTCCTCATTTACATTTAGGTGTAACCGTGGATGGACAAAAAGCAGATCCTGCTCCGTATTTATTTGGACTTGCATTAAAAGATGGGAAAAGTAAAAAATTTGAATATGACAATTCTGTTAAATTCGAAACAAAATCAACAGAAGGATATGATGAATTATTAAAGTTTATAAATACATCACAACTTTCAAATGCACAAATTATAGTTGATGTTTGCTATAAATTAAATGCTACTCAAAGGGATGCGGTTATAACACTTATGACTTCCTTGCAAGAAAGTAATTTACAAAATTTAAATGTAGCACCTGATGGTACTGATAATATAGGTTTGTTTGGGCAACGTCCATCTAAAGGATGGGGTACTGTTGCTCAAATATTAGATCCAAATTTTTCAACAACTTCCTTTTTAAAAGGTATTGGTAAAAATAAAGGGTTACTTTCTATACCAAAAGTATATAAAGAAAGTTTACAACCTTATCAATGTTGTCAATTAGTTCAATGGGATATTCATGATTTATATGGTGCAAATGCTTTAAATTATGCAAAATGGGAATCACCAGCCAAAAAATTAGTTGACTTTTTATGGCCAATTACAGACATTTCAACATCCGTTTTAAATGTTTATGGAACTGAAAAGGAAGATGGTCTCGTAAGTGAAGAAGTTGAAATAGAAGATTACATAGCACCTGGAATATGGCAAGCAATAAAAGTAGTTATAGATCCGGAGGTTCAAGAAAGACAAATAAACGATGCAACAATTTCATTTATGCAAGGTAGTTTGTTTTCATTTTTCGGCAAAGTTTGTCAACAACCATTTGTTGAATTTTGGGGTGATACTTATGGGGACCAGTATTATTTTGTAATTAGAAAACCTCCATTTACCAGGCAAAGTTTTTTATCATTGCCACTGTTAAACATATACGAAAGGGATGTTTATTCTGATTCTTTTGTATGGGAAAATCAAGAAATTTATTCCTGGTATATGTTAGAACCAAATGGTAATTATATTGGAGGAAATGAAGTAATATTCCAATATTTACAAGCTGTTTTTTTTACTGAATATGCTGAATTATGGGGATCAAAGCCATTGAGCATTACAAGTAATTATATTACCTTCATAAAAGAAACCGGGGATATACAACTTAAAGCAGCAGAACAAGATTTAAAATTTATTGTTGATTGTCATTCATATTTGCCATTTGTAAGAAAGGGTACTATCACAATAAGAGGCGATAGAAGAATAAAAAGAGGTATGAAAATATGGTATCAACCAACAAATGAATATTTTTATGTAGAATCTGTTGCAAATAGTTTTACAGTTCAAGATGGAATAATTGATAGGATAACAATATTAACTGTTTCTCATGGGATGATCAAAGAGTATGCAGATATTGAAATTGAAGATAATTATACTCCTTCTTATTTCAATTTAATAAACTATGGTCCGGGACAATATAAAGAAGCACCAAAAAAAGATGAAGGATTTGTAAAACCACCTGATGCGCCATTAATAGACAGGCATATTGCATATTTCAACCATGATGAGTATTTTTTCACTTATGAGGATATTGATGCAAACAGTGGACTTGACATAAAAAGTGGTGAATTATTTTTAGAAACTTCGGTCCCTGATTCAGATACTGAAGAATTGAAAATAACAAAAAGAATAGTAGATTCAAATTTCGAAAATTGCAGAAAAATTGCTGACTATTTAAGAAAATATCCTAATTATAAATTTGATATAGTTGGTAACACCGATGAACACAATACAGATCAATATAATGTAACATTAGGAGAAAACAGGGCAAAAACGATTAGGAGTATTATTATTCAAATGTATAATGAAAAGAATTTAAGCATTCCGGAACAAAATGAATCAATGCTATCTGTTAATTATGTTAATAATACCACAGAACTTGAAACAAGGTTAAGAATTCGTACAGATGGAGAATCGAAACCAGCTTCCGATAATAAAAATCCATTAGGACGTTTAAAAAATAGAAGGGTAGACATTTATTATGAAAACGAATTGGATGCAATAAAAAGTAAAAACAAAGAAGTAAAAAAAGAAGATGTTACTCCATCACAAACAAATAAATGGTCTGTAAATAAAGAGGTATTTACTTTCTTTGTACGTAAAGATCAATTTAATCAAACAGTTCAAAAAAACACAACAAAATAATTATGTTTACTCAAGACCAAACAATCAGGCCAATAGGAGTTGAATCTGGTAATTCACCGGCAGGAATAGGATATATTGCTATTCCTGATGATGAAAGCATAGATAAAGAACAATATATTGAAGATTGTTATAGAAGTCACTCTGTTGCTATTTATGGAGGTGTTCATTATGGATATTTTTATAATGTATCTATAGATAAAGAAGTTATAAAATCTATTGAATTCCCTAAAGAAAAAGGTTTGTATGGAAGTCCGGTTGTTTGGGTAAATATTCCACCATATAATAAACCTGTCATAATTGCAGTCTTAAAAGGTAAAGATGAATATTATCTGAATGCAGAGGGTGAATGGAATATGTCGAGAGAATTTGATGGAAATCATATTGACATAAGCGCAAAATCAAAAGAAGGTGTTTTGGATTTTTCTGTAATGGCATCAAAGGGTAAAATAAATATAAATTTAATAGATCCCAATAAAGAAGGTAATTTAAAAGTTTATGTTAAAGGTAAATCACAAATTCATGCAACGGAAGAAACTCAAATTGTATCTGATAAAAAGATTCAGTTACTTGTTTTAGATGAAGATTCAAAAAATAAAGTAGCAATAACATACGAAAGGGAGATTGGATTAACTTATATTGATGAGTTTGATAATGAAATAAATATTATAGATGGGGAAATTCAGATTAAGTCAGATAAGATAAATCATAATGAAGGAAGTGAACCAATGGTTTTGGGCAATACATTGGTAAATGATATTTTAAGTGATTTATGTGATGCATTAGTTGAATTAACAGTTACATGTTCGACACCAACTACTCCAAGTTCTCCTCCTATAAATTTGGCGAAATTTATTGCAATAAAAGCAAAACTAAATACAATATTATCACAAAAATCGAATCTTGATTAATTATGTAAAAACTTGACTTTAATTTATTAAATTTGTATTTTAAATATAGTAAATAAAATGGATTTTGGAAGTTTAACATCATTAGGACTTGACATAAATAGAATTGGTAAAGAATTTGGACAAAATTCTTTACGGGCTTATTTAACAACGATGTTTCCAGATGAATTTGAATTTTATTTAGTTACCCTGGAAAGAATGAATAGATCAGGAACCTTGCATGAACAATTAATATTTCCTGTAACACCTACTTCAATAAATGAATCAAGAACATCATTAGTAAATATAAAAAAAACAAATAATTCAATTGTTTCTATAACTAATAGAACGTTTGCGCCAACAATAATAACAATGGGTGGAACATTTGGGAAAAAAATAAGGATTTTATTTTCTCACGGTAAAGAGAATATGGGATCGGCATTTCAATTTGGCATTAATTTAAACAAAACCGGGACTAAAAAACAGTTTGGAGAAGTTCATACAGGGTTCGGGGTAACAAAGATTCTTGAAAATATGGTCATAAATAGCCAAAAGGATCCTGAAACTTTGTTGTTTTTACATAATTATGTTTCTGGGAATCATTATTTAGTAGAATGTACTGACATGCAATTTTCTCAAAGTGTAGAAAATAATATGTTTTGGAATTACAGTTTAAATTTTAAATCATTGGCCTATGCAGCAGATGTTTATCCAGGTGGATCGGAAGCTTATGAAAAATCAATGAGAAAACAATTATCTCTCGCCAATATAAACAGAGCAACTAAAGATTTAGTAGGTGCTTTAAATGGATTAGAAGCGGTTGTTAATGAAGGTCTAACAAAGATAGGAGTATTATGAACTCAATAGTATATAGTATGCTTAGGTTTGAAGAACTTACAAAATACAATTTGTCAAGATTCGTTCAAGATACATCATTGTTTTTTAAAAATGGGTTCCCGAAAATTATTTCATTCTTTTCCGGGAATATAGATACTGTTGAATCAAGTGTTTTAAATGAACACAAACGGTTATTAAAGGAAGCTGATGTGGCAGTCCAGCAATTTAAAACGAATGCCGAAAAACTTGAAACAGTTGAATATTGGGAATTATTAGATTTTGTTGAAGATTTGAGGACAAAACTTCAGACAGTTTCAAAAACATCAAAATATTTAAGATCTTCAAGAATTGATTTTAATGATGGTAAAGGTTTTTCATATACATACGCATTAGGTGATGGACAAACCCTTGAAAATATATCCCGTAATGTTTTACAAGATAATGATAGTGAAAATGACTGGACAAAAATAGCTATCAATAATGATTTACTTGAAAGTGCATGGGATATGGATGAAGGTAAGCAGGTTACTGTTTATAAAGAAAAATTTATGGCATCTCCTGTTACAACATTCATAGATAATATGATTGGTGAAAAAATTTATGGAATTGATATAGATAGAAAGATAACATTTGAAGATGATGACCTTAAAACATTATCATACAAAGATACTGTTTATCAAACAGCAGATATTCTTTCAGGGTTGAAAAAAGGTGATATTCCTCAATACCCGGCATTAGGAGTAGATAGTTCATTGTATGTAGGAAGTAATATAGGTATGATGTCTTATAGTTCAGTAGTAAGAGAAATAACAAAGAACTTTTCAACAGATGATCTTTTTATTAATTTTTCAGTTACCGATATTGAATTAATAGATGATTCTTTTAGACTTAAATATACAGTTGATACAAAATATCAGATGGTAATACAACAAAATGCAATTGTTTAATTATATAAAAAATAAAAAATGATTACCAAAATTATACCCATTGAGGATCTTCAGCAAATTTTCCTTGAGACTTTATTAAATAAAACAAACAATGTCACCAAAGTGTCAGATTCTTCGGTACTTAATGGTATAAGTTATGGAATTGCTAAGATTGCTCAAAAGACTATTAAAGACATTGCAGTTGTTGAATCAAGGTTGTTTCCCGATACTGCATACGGTGTTTATTTAGATGAAATAGCACAATTAAAGGGTGTTAGTCCAAGACAAGGTGCTTTGGGGTCTTCTGTATATTTAAGGATATTTGCTACTCCCGGTACTCAATATGTAGCAGGTGTACATACATTTACTGGAAATTCAGGAATAGTATTTGATTTGGAAAATACCGTTACTATTCCTTCATTCGGATATTCTTATGTAAAAGTAAGAAGTCAATCAACAGGATTATCATGCAACGTAGATGCATTGACAATAAATAAAGTAACACCAATCCCTTCCGGTCATTTATATGTAATTAATGAATATCCTGGTGTTGGTGGTCAGGATGTTGAAAATGATATTCTATTTAGAGAAAGGATAAAAAGAGAAATTAACCTCATAGCAAGACATACTTTATCATTTCTTGAACATGCATTTAATAAAATAAATCCATCTGTTTTGAGATGTTTTAATTATGGATTTTCAGAAGATAATAAAATAATTATAGGAATTTTAACTGTTAATGGTGTAGATTTAACATCTGTTGAATTAAACGAATTAGTTGTTAAAAGTGAACAATATTTATCATTAAATGAATTAAAACCTTATGGGGTAAACAATATTGGAGTGGAATTGAGAAACATGGATTGGCAAGCCGTGGATGTTTCATTTCGATGCGATATTGATAATTCCTATGATGTTGATGATGTCAGGAAAAGAGTACAAGTAAATATAAATAAAGAATTAGATTATAGATATTGGACATGGGATAAAAAAGTAGAGTGGGATAACTTACTTGAAATAGTAAAAAAGACCTCTGGGATTAAATATGTTGTTGATAACATGTTTTATCCAGCAGTGGACATCACTGTAAATAAATACAAATTACCTCGTATTAGGGGATTTCAAATGTTGGATATGAGTGGCGGTATTATAGCTAATCATAGCGGAACTTTAAATCCGGTTTATTATCCGTCAACAATTGATTTTTGGTATCAAGCAGACGTTTTAGCAACTTTATAAAAATGGCACAACAGAAGACAATACAATTTTCTACTACAACAACAATTGACCCAAATGGGGGATTAATTGTTTTGTCGCAAATAAATTACTATTGGATGGTTGGTACTTGGAGTGCTTGCACTGTTCATAAAGGCGAAATAACCAATGAACCAAAAACAGAAAACTCAGTTTATGCCCTTGAAGGTAATTTAATTATTGCAATGGAAGATAAATTAATAAATTGTACTATTGATATTAATGGAAATTTGTTAATTTTGTATGAATATGGCTCCGATTTTTCAATAAATGAAAATGGGGAATTAATTTATAGTTTTTAATAATATAAAAAACAAAAAAAATGAGTAGCAAAACAAAAACCCTAGTAATTCACGACACTACATTAGACATTGAAATTGTTTCTGTCAGATTGGCTGTTGTGACTGATGGAAAATATGAAATTTCTTCTGTAACAAAAAATAAGTTATATACCACTTCATTGAGAGATGAAGACTTAGGTAGAACATTTTTTAATTTCCAGGAAGGTAAAAGAATTACCGATACAGATATTTTATCTGAAATTAGTATTTTTAATAATAATGGAGGCGATACGGTAGCTGCTAAAATAGATGGAGTTGCAGTTGTATTAACTGGATTGGCTGAAATTATTTCATTTAAAATAACCAATCAAATCGGTGATTCTGTTATAAATTCAGAATTAAGGACAATCAGTATTGTAATGCCTTATGGGACAACCGTATCAGCATTAACTCCAACTGTTGTTGTTTCTAGTGGAGCAACGGTATCACCAGCATCAGCAGCAGAAACGGATTTTACAAGTTCTGTAAAATATACTGTAACTGCTGAAAACACTACAGATACAAAAATATGGACAGTTTCAGTTTCAGTTGCAGCAGCAGAACCATTATCAAATGCTGCTAACATTGTTACATTTACAGTTCCTTCACAAATTGGTAGTTCTGTAATAAATTCAACTTTAAATACAATAGAAGTTGAAATGCCATATGGAACAGATCTTTCATCTTTAGTTCCTACATTTACTCTTTCTTCAGGTGCTTCTTCTGTTCCAGTTACCGGAGAAACTATTGATTTTACCGATCCTGTTGAAATATTGGTAATAGCTGAAAATGGATCCAATTCTAAAGTTTGGACAGTTACAATATTAGACGAATCTTCTTCTTCATCAAGTTAATATAAAACATATGGCCATTGTTTTTAAGCAATGGCCATATATTATAAACATGAAGATAGATATAGTTTATAAAATAGGTATAAAATCCCAATGGGATAATTATGAAGAATTGAAATATTCAATTCGTTCATTTGTAAAAAACTTTCAAGATTTAGGTAATATTTATATTATAGGTTATAAGCCTGAATGGTTGCAAAACGTAAATCATATTGAATGTGATGATCCTTACAAACATAACAAAGATGCAAATCTTATATTAAAACTCATAATGCCTTGTTTTGATGCAAATCTATCCGATAATTTCCTAAATATGTCTGATGATTATTTTGCTATAAAACCTTTTGATATAAGTTTCTTTGAATATGCTTTAATAAATAATACTCCTATCAATAATATTACAAACAAACAAAACAAAAACGAAGCAATTAATAAGTGGGAAGCAAGAATAAAAAATTCCATATTAGCATTAAAACAAAAAGGATTTGAAGGTAATTGTTATGAAACACATATGCCAACACTTTATAATAAAAAATCATATCCCAAAACTATTTTACAATATTGCTGGGGTGAAGGTGTCGGGATGGTTGGAAATACTTTATATTTTAATTCAATAAAAGCAAAAAATAGAATTATTGAAACATCAGATTTATTAAGAATTACGGATGCTTCAAATGGATCAAGATTAAATGATAATAATTTTATGTTTTTAAACATATCGAGCAAAGCATGCGTAAAAGAAATAAAAGAATTTTTACAAAATAATTTTCCAGAAAAAAGTAAATTTGAAAAATGATTACAGGAAATGTATTAACGGAAATAGGCGATGTATTGATAGTTGATACCCAATTATCAGTTTTGGGATCATATATTAAATTAGAACTATATGCCGATTCTGTAATTGGAGAAACAGCAACTAGGTATTTTAATAGAAAATTCAGAGTTAGTTGTGATGGATTGCTTTATACTGAATGGGAAGATTTAACAAATACTAATATCTCGTTAATTGAAGGTAATATTGTTAATAATATAATTTATATTCAATACAGATATGAAAGGGCTGGTTCTGATAATACTGGCGATTTAGAATTTGTTTCTATAGATATAATAGGAAATGTAACACCTTCGGCATGCACCTCCCCTGTAGTTGATAATTCTATTTTTAAAGGTTTAAGTTGTGGTAATTTTATTACCATGCAATTGTGTAGTAATTTACTTAAAAAATTATATAAATCAGGGATTGTTCCTGAATATATTACAAGGGGCGTTCCTGTTGAAGATGAAGATTATATTGCATTCTGGTCGGCAGTTGCAACATATATGGCAATGTTTGTGACATTTTTGATGAGGTTTAATTCCTTATATATGGATCGCGAATTATTAATAAAATATCTTCAACAAATGAATGTTCATTTTACAGAAAATGAAACAAGTTTAGAAGATTTGCAATATATTTCATCCCATTATTTAAGTGAAATAAATAAAAGGGGTACAAAAATACCTTTTATGAGAAAATCTGAAATACTACAAGACGAAACTTATCCTCAAATTGATGGTGAAATTCTACGTATTTTAGGAATTAATGAATGTGATGAATTTTTATGGACATTAAAACCATCTGAACAAATCGGGTGGAATATGGGTAATAGTTCTCCTATGTATAAGGGAACCAGTTTTGATAAAAATTTAATTAAAGGATTTGAAAAATCTGATATTATTGATTTGTCAAATTATTTAACTTTTGGAGATGTATCACTATCTCCATCTGATATGCCTGTTTTTGAATTAGTTTCACATATTGGAACAAAAACAGGTATAGGATTTGAAGATTTTTATAATGAAACAACCGTAAAAGATTATGGGGTTGTGGTAGATCCCGAACTAGATTATGAAATGACATTTTTAATAAAAAAAAACATTGATGATCCCAGTATTAGTGGCACTATTAATTTCAGATGTCATGCTTTTGATTGCTATGATAATAAATATAAATTATTAAGAATAGATGATGAAGTAGAATCGGATACCTTTATAGATGGATTGCAAATTTATGTTTCAAATCAATATTATTTTGTAAGGGGAATAATATTTAGCAAACAACATAGAAAAATTACAACTAATGGAAAATTTTTAAACACATCGAATGGTATTAATTTAAAATTTAGCGATCAACCCATAACTAAAATAATGCCATATCTTGAAGTTAATTCATCAACAGAAGGTGTATTGTTTAATTTGCAGGATTTTAAAATAAGACCATTAAGGTATTCGCATAGTTGTGGATTTTTAAACACATTTAATGTCATTGAAATTTTTGCTAAAAATCAAAATACAAAACTTACGTATTCTCAAATATATGATGTCATTAGAAGAGATTTAATTCCATATAATAGCGTGTTGTCGTGGAATGATAAATTGTAATAAATTAAAAAAATAATGTTAATTTTGTGATATGAGTAATTTAAAAATATCTGAAGATTTATTTCTTGAATCACAAGAATTAAACCGTTTAAAACGATTCTTAGAAACAGATGGTTTTAAACAGGAATTTTTGTTAAATACCAGTTCTTTTGGTATTATAAAAGGGTATTCATTGCCAAGCGGAGTGGTTGTGTTACCACAAGATTCGTTTCTTGCAGAAATTTCAGGTCAATCACTAAATATTAATCCTGGTAGGGCAATTGATAAATATGCAAATATTTTAACCCTTGATTCTATTTATGAAGTTCCTATCCCAAAAACAAATTTATGGTATTGGATTAAAATAAAATATAATAGCGTAAATTATGAAGTCGGAACGGTATCTATAGATATTAATGGTAATTTAACCGGTACAGGTACTTATTTTACTGAAGTTTTGAGAGGTCAACCAAATTTTACAACTAAAATAAAATTTATTAATTCAACTTTAAATACACTTGAATATGATGTTGTTGATGTTATTACAGACGGTTCAGCAATATTATCTGGTGATTTTATTGCTGAATTAGATTTACAATATGCTGTTGTCGGTTGTTTTACTCCAGGATTTGTCCCTTCAAGTAATAATAAATTAATATATGAATATGATAATGTAGAAATTACTGTCGTATCTGAAAGTTCCGTAAATATACCACCTGCCAAAACAGATAACGAAGAATTCTATATTGCAAGAGCAAGGACTGTTGGTGCAACAATAGAATTACAGGACAAAAGAACTGAATTTTGGGAAACAAAAGCAGAATATGAATTATATTTAATGACTATATTGGCAAATCCAATTATTGGCATAGAATCAGTTAAATGGGATTTAGCAACTACACCTCGTAATTTAAATGAGGTAAATATATCATGGGGATACAGATCTACAAACTGGTCTGTTGATACATCCAGAAACATGGTAACAATAAATTCAGGATTGGGTGGAATACTTAAAGAAAATGTAATTACCGATTTCGTAAATGGAATGTTTAATGGATGGAGACTTTATACAAAAACAGGTAAATATTTTATTATAACATCTAGTGTAAAATCGGGAACCCAATTAAATATTAAACTGGATTACTTAAATTATGATGATTTTGATGTTACTGGTGATCTTAATGAAATACATATAGTTCCTAATGTTGAAGAAATAGAAATAAGAGCAAATTATGATTCTGCAATTGGTATTAATGAAAAAATAGAACAAAGATTTTTATTTCCTATTCATTATTCTGTAGGCAAAATATATTTGAGAATTTATAATTCTGAAACTGCATATAAATATAATTTAACTTATAGATATAAAAATATAAAACAATATACAGGATGGCAAGTATTTCCTAATGATGCTATAGGTTATTATTCAGAACTTTCGTTTGACGAATTTGGAGTTTTAAATGCCAATCCTATTGATAGGGAATTAAAACCTTATAACGGATCTGCAACATTAGGATTTTGCGAATTAGTTCCCCATGCATCAAATTGGAATATCTTGTTTGGTGAATTAATAACTGGTGATATTTACGGCATAGAACATAGAGCTATGACTAATGCCGTACCTGTAGTTGATTTAGTTGTTGGCACAAACAAACAACATCAAATTTTAACATTTACTAGTTTAACATTAAGCAATGATATGTACATTAACTTGTCAAAAATAAGATCTGATGATACTGCTTGTATTAATGGTAATAGATTTATTGTTCAAATAGAAGGTGTTTTTGATTTAAATGGCAATACTTTAAAAATAGTAACTGATTACGTAAATACATCAAGTTACACACTTGTACGTGAAATTGAACTAAAAGATCAATATTTCATAACTCAAAATCAGAGAATACAACGTTCTGGTTTAGTAATGATATTTACTTATGATGGAACTAATTGGTGGTTGTCAATTTCAAATGAAATGAATGGAGTTCCTGTTGGCACTATAGTTGCTTATGCTGGATCTATTGATAATTTTGATAATACAGGATTAGGAATAACTGGTGATGTATTGGGGTGGGCATTATGTAACGGAGCAACGCAAGCTGGAATTGTTACTAAAAATTTAAAAGGAAGAGTAATAATAGGTGTCGATTTAGATGATCCAGAATATGATGAAGTGGATAATACGGGAGGGGCAAAAACAAGTACAATAGGCAGTACAAATCTTCCATTACATAATCATGCTATTTCTATTACATCTGGAGCTGGTTCGCTTCATTCTCATTCATTAAATAATACAGTATGGGATGAATCATTTGCTGGTACGGATCAAGGATATGTTATTTCTTTAGATGATACTATGGACAGATCGACAGTAGCAGTTATACCATCTTCTGTATCACCCGAAGGAGCACACACCCATCCCGTTTCTGGAAATACAAATGATGGAGGAGGCCAGACTACTCCTGTTGGATTAGAAGTTATGCAACCGTGGATAACTCAGTTATATATTCAAAAAGTAATATAAAATGACACAAATAACAAAAAATCTTGGGTTAGTAAAAGCAATACATGCAGGTGTAAATCCACCTATTAATACACAAATGATTTGGTATAATACAACTCCTGGGATAAATAGTCATTTTTATTATAATGTAGCTTTTTTAGATTGGTTGCCATTAGAGGGAATAAGTTATACATTTATTGATAGTGAAACCGTTAATTTTACTGTAGTTGGAAGTACTGTTACAGCAGAAGTAATTAAAAATGAATTTCCTTTAGCTTTTACAAAAGATGACTTGGATGGTTCTAATTATACTTTAACGGTAGCCCATCTACTAGATGCGGATTTAGTATCATTTGAAATATGGAATAATAATAAAAGTCCAGTTGGAGGACAATATGTCCCTGCATGGGTTGATAAAGATACACATACAATAGATTTTGGTGAAGCAATAGAAGGTTCATGGTATTTAATTGCAACAAAAAGGAAAGATTATGATGATGAAAGCATATCAATTTAATTAAAATTATATTTTTATGAAAAAAACATTTTTGATTTTAACATTTTTTTTAATGAGTTCAATGTTTGTTATTGGGCAAAATACATTTTCAACAGGGAACATGGGGAAATTTTTTAGAGTTGGAAACAATTTTAGGTATATTCCTTATTATGGACTACATTACACAATGTTATGCGATAGTGTGTTTTTTATCACAGACAATTCTTCTATAACATCAGGTAATGGATTTATGTGGGAGAAAGCTTCAATAGGGTCAAATTTTATAAAAACAAAATTTTCAAGAAGTATAATTGCAGATTCGTTATTTTCTTCTGACAGTATAAGATTATTTAAATATGATTATACTACAGGTAATTTATTTCTTGGTATTTTAACTGGATCAATAAATACAAATGGTCAGGATAATGCATTTATTGGTAATTATTCTGGGCAATATAATAAAGAAGGGAATTATAATGTATTTGTTGGTGGGTATGCTGGTAATGCTGATACAAGTGGAAATCGTAACACATTTATTGGTTATCATGCCGGATTAACTTTCGGTAAAGGGAATAATAATATTTGTATTGGATTTAAATCAGGTGCACATTGTGATACATTAGATAATAAATTATTCATTGGTTCAATACAACAATCAAATTTAAATTATGATTCTACTAAATTAATTATATTTGGCTCTCAAAATACAAATACGTTGTTTCAGAGGTTGTATTTTAATTCAAATGTTAATGTAAAACATTCTTTGTCAGTAGGTGATTCTATAAAGTTCACCAAAAATATAAAAGGGAATACAGATTATTATTTCCTTACTAAAGATACAGTAACGGGGTTGGTTTACATTTTGCCGATGGACAGCATATTTAGCGGTGAAGGACTTATGTGGAGCGATACAACCACAAAGCTATCAACTTGGACAATGTTAGACACTACAGCCAAATGGAAATTACACAATCCAGGATCTAAATTTGTTTTAATAAAAAATAATAAAGGAATAATGGTTGATTCACTGTTTTCTTCTGACACAAACAGGATATACTATTACGATATAGGTAATAATAATTTATATTTTGGATATAATTCAGGATTAAGCAACTCGGAAGGAGGAGAAAATACATTTATAGGAACAAATACTGGAAAAATAAATACCACGGGAAACTCTAATGTTTTTGTTGGTGGCAGCGTTGGAGACGCAAATACTGAAGGATATGATAATACATTTATTGGTTATACTAGTGGTGGTGCAAATACAAAGGGAAATAATAATACATTTATTGGTAAGGGAGCCGGATTATTTGATACAACAGGGAATTACAACACTTTTATAGGGGCTTCGTCTGGAAGAAATATTAAAAATGGTGATTATAATATTTTTATTGGCGATTCGTCTGGTTCTTATTTAACAACTGGGAATGGATTGTTTTTAATAAATTCTTTTAACCAACTAAATATAGCTGGTGATTCGGTCAATAGTTATATGTTCGGTAGGCAAAACAGGAACTCATTAACATCTAAATTAACATTAAATACAAACGTACAGATAAAACATTCATTAACAGTTAATAATGATACCGTATTCGTAAAAAATGATACAACCCCAACAAATGGACTTGCTACAAAATTGTGGACTGATAATAAATTTTTCACAATTGCCAATGCTGCTTTAAAATTAAATATTTCCGATACAGCCTCTTTAGTGTTAAGCAAGCCAAGAGCCTCACAAATTTATTCAACCATTGCTGATAGAATAGCAGGGGATAAATGGGGGCTTGTGGCTGCTGGTTCAGGTTATATTAACGTTTTTAATAGCAAAAAAATAATAGCTACTACATTATATACGGCCGATTCATTAGAAATACTAACATTAGCAAGTGATAATATTAAAATAGGAACAGGGCCGAGGCGAGCCGGAACAGGTGTTAATAATGTATTCATAGGCGATGCAAACACTGGTGATGCACATACGACCGGACAGTCAAACGTTGTTATCGGAGCATACGCTGGCGGGTCTATTCAGGCAGTTTCTTATAATGCTTTTTATGGTTCGTATTCTGGGGCGGCCTCTACTGGTAGTTATAATGCTTATTTTGGCCCGATGTCTGGTAGATATATGACAACTGAAAGCTATAGAATAATAATAAATAATATAGTGCGTAGTAATAAATTAGGGGATACAACTCTTAGCCCCGTGTATATCTATAGTTCTGTAAATATGGGAGATCAGATTTTTTACCATAACGGAAATGTAGTTTATACACCTACAAATACAGGTGACGTGGTAGCCGGAACTGGAATAACAAAGGCAATGCTTAATGCAACAATGATTTATAACGGCAGCTCAGCAATAGATATAAGCGCAAAACCTCAAATTGTTGCAGGTACTAATGGACAAAGAATTTTAATTATCGGAACGTCAGACACCAACACTTTGACGTTAGAAAATGGAACCGGAATAGTATGTCCTGGAACTCGCGTACTTGGACTTAATGATATTTGGCAGGCCGTATTTATTACTGGTCAGGGCTGGGTAGAATCTTCACCATTTCAAAATAATTAAAACACAAAACAATGAAACAATCAATATTAACACTATTAACAATCATTATTATATTTATCTCTGGATTTACATATAATAATACAACGGTTTTCAAGGGTAATATTATAATGGATACCGTGTTTAGTGAGTTTCTCCCAGGTGATAAGTTATGGATGGTAATTAAAAGAGATGCTGGAGTAGGGGATTTTACCATAACGACTGCAAAATTTTGTCCTATGTTATTTTACAGAACCAATTAAAATTAAAATATGAAAACACTTTTATTTTTATCAATAATTTTTATGAGTTTTTTAGGAAAAGCTCAAGACAACTATATGACTCCATGGGATACGGTGATAGTTGCCGACAATGAGACAATAAATTTTATGTTCATTCTGTTTCTTACAGTCTTAACGGTGATTCTGTAGTGTATTTTAGGGGTGAATATTCTTTAAAATCACGTAAAAAAACTTGGCATCAATTTAATGTAATTTTGAAATGGTCTGATATTGCAGTTGATTATGGCAAAAATACCTGTAAATTACAATATACACAAACATTAACTAAAGCTAAATTAACGGAACAATTTCGATTAATAATTTTAAATTTAGAAGAATGAAAAATTTAATTAAAAACTTAGTAAGTCCCACACCAAAAGGATGGGCTAAACTCAGGAAGCGAAGCAATCTTAAAAGGATATAATTTAGGAACTATTTATAATATGGGATTATCAAAATCTACAAGTTGGGGATCTGATAATTATGTTCCTACTATAATTTTAAAACAAAGAGACGCTACTCCCGGAGTAACTTGGGATTGTGGTGTATATATTTATT